GGTACGAAAAGATAGGTATCAGCCAAATGTCCGCAACCAGCCAAAAGCCCGCAGGTCTGGAATCAGCTGTCGCCATGCGCGAATACAACGACATCGAGTCCGAGCGGTTTATGGTCGTTGGGCAGCGCTGGGAGGAATTTTACCTTGACTGCGCTAAGATTGTAATCGACATGACGCGTGATCTGGTTAAATCTGGCGGAAAGGCCCGAGCCAAGGTTGTCAGCGACAATTTTATGAAGACTATCGACTGGAAAGATGCCGATATGTCAGACGAAAAATACGTCATGCGCATGTTCCCGGCTAACCTTTTGCCGACACAGCCCTCGGGCCGAATGGCCAAAGTTCAGGAACTCATACAAGCCGGCATGATCCCTCCCGATTGGGGTATGAAGCTGCTTGACTTCCCGGACCTTAAGCAGTATACGTCCGCGGTTATGTCAAGTAAAGACCTGACGGAAAAAATGATTTACTCAATCTTGGAAAACGGGTCTTACATACCGCCCGAACCCCAGATGAATCTGGACGAAGCGCTTAGTATGAGCCAGCAAGCCTACATTCAAGCCAAGCTGGATGATGCCCCAGAAGAGCGGCTTGAGCTGCTTCAGCGATTCCAGGAAGCCATTAAGGCAATGCAGCCAGCACAACCGCTGCCCATTAACCCCATGGCGCCCCAAGCAAATCCAGAGGCCGCACCAACCTCTGATTTGATATCGAACGTTCCACAATAAAAGGACAATAAAATGGAACTGAATGCGACCCAGGCACCCCAAGAATCTCAGGCACCCGCTACCCCGGCACCTACCGGCCCCTCCGACGAGGCAAGGTTGGCAGTAATTGCTCGCAAAGAGCGGGAATTGCAACAACAGCAGGCTAAGCTCAAAGACGCAGTAAGTGTGTCGGAATTGAAAAACCTGCTTAAGTCTGACAAGTCTGAATTCTTTAAGAAACTGGGAATATCTGAAACCGACCTGACTACGCAACCCGAACCAGAGGCCGAAGATCCTATAGCTAGGCTTCGGGCTGAGCTGGACGAGTTGCGAAACAAGGATGCGCATCGCGAGACTGAAGCCTTTAAGGCAGACATCAAGAAGGCCCTTGAGGCCGGCGGCGAAGAGTTTGAGCTGGTAAATGCTCTTGGCGGCGTTGATGATGTTTATGGTTTGATTGAGGCTCATTACCAAGAAACAGGAGAAGTTCTTGACGTAAAGGAAGCCGCAGCCAAACTTGAGACATACCTGCTGGAACAGGCAAAGAAACTCGTGAAAGCGCAAAAACTTAAGGGACTACTGACACCGGAAAACGCGGCTAAAGAGCAAAACAGCGGAGAGAAACGACCCGCACCCACGTTGAATCCAAGTCTAGCATCCCCCGCAGCACAGCCTCGGACGTTTGATTCTAGGACGATCGAAGAATCTAAACGCCGCGCGGCACAACTTATCAAATGGGACTAATAGAAAGGACTCAACACAATGCCATCTGCAAACACCTTGACCACTTTTGATTTTGCAATCAAAGAGCATTATACCCCTGAAATGGTAGAGAATATGGTCTACCAAAACAATCCTCTGCTTGCGCTTATCCCAAAATACGAAGAAATGCGCGGCGAGTACTTTGTTCAGCCAGTTCAGTACGCCGACGTCCAGTCGCGTTCTGCTAGCTTTAGCACGGCCCAAAGCCTGAGCACCAGCTCGGCCCTCAAGGGTATCAAATTCAACGTAACCCGCGTTAAGAACTACTCCCTTGCAACTATCGACAACGAAGCAATGGAAGCTTCTAAAGGCAATGCAAACGCCTTTATGGAACTTGCCACTAACGTTATCGACACGGCAATTCACACCCTTTCTCGTGACTTGGCTATCGGCCTGTACGGAAACGCTGCCGGCGCCAAAGGCCAAGTATTAGCTGAGCCAGCAGAAACCGCTGGAACCTTCATTTTCACGCTGAAAGACCCTGAGCAAGTAACCAACTTTGAAGTTGGTATGAGCTTGGTTATCCACTCGGCCGAAACTGGTGGTTCGATCCGTACTTCTGACGGTTCTGACGACGAGTGGCTGATTGCCGGCATCAACCGGACAACCGGCGTTATCACCTTGACCGGAACTTATAACGCCTCTGGTACGATTGCTGCTAACGACTTCATCTTCCAAGAAGGCGACCGCGGCCTTAAGATGTCCGGTCTGGCTGACTGGCTGCCTTCTAGCGTTACTTCTACGTCGTTCTTTGGCGTTGACCGCACTGCTGACAGCACCCGCCTTGGCGGTCTGCGTTACGACGGTTCCGCACAACCAATCGAAGAGGCTCTGATCGACGCGCTATACCTCAGCGGCCGAGAAGGTGCTCGTATCGACCACATGCTCATGAACTTCAAAAAGTACGCGGAACTCGAAAAGTCCCTCGGCTCTAAAGTTGTTTATGACACGCTTCAAGTCGGCCAAGTTGGCTTTAACGCTATTCGTTTAGCCGGTCCTCGCGGCGTTGTTCGCGTTGTTGCCGACCAAAACTGCCCAAGCGATTTGGCTTACGGTCTCCAACTTGATACGTGGAAGCTTGGCTCTATCGGCAAAGCTGTTAGCCCTGCTGCTAACGACGGGAACCGCTGGTTGCGCCAAACTTCTGACGACGGCGTTGAGCTGCGCTACCGCTTTTACGGCAACGCAATCTGCAAGGCTCCAGGATATAATATTCGTATCGGGCTTTGACGTGCATTTGTTGTTCACTCTTAATTGATGTTAATCAAAGGAGGCCCTATGTTTTTTGTTTACAAAATCGTCCATCAACCTAGCGGACATTTCTATGTCGGGCAATCGGAAAACCCAAAACGGCGGCTTGGTTTGCACTACGCTGATTGTTGGAGGGCTCACACACCGCTATCGGTGTTTATGCGAACAACCGAAATCAAAGACTGGGAGCTAGAAATTCTCTATTCTTGTGATTCTCGCAAAGACGCATACGACACCGAGTCCCGACTTGTGAAAGATTTAGACGCCCGAAAAGGGTTGGGATTAAACGGCACGCAAGGCGGGGCCGATTTATCGTCTAGGCGCAAGCAAGGAAAAGTGTTGGTTGATTGGGTGGCAAAAAACGGAGGGCCTCGCAAAGGCGCAATTGTTTCAGATGAGACGCGCGCACTGCAGTCGGAACGTAAGCAAGGAAATGATATTGCTAAAACGCATTTGCACGGAAATCCCGAAGCAAAAGCACGATGGCTAGAGTCTGTCAAAAAACAGGGCCGGCGTGTGCGTTGTGAGACTACAGGTGACGAGTTTGCATCTGTGGCGGAAGCGGCTGCTTTTTTAGGAGTTGGCCGTTGCGATATTCGCAGAGTGTGCAACAAACAACGAAACCATGTAAAAAACCACGTGTTTGCGTGGGTAGAATAATTTTTAGGAGCACTTATGGCATCAAGATTTTTTAAGCCGGTGCAAGCCCTTAACCCAGAAATCAAGCTGATTGCCGGCTCGTTTAGCATCGCAGCTTCGGGCGGCGCAGCTACCCTTGTTTCTGGACTAGGATACACCGTCGCCAAGTCTAGCACTGGCGAATATACCATTACGCTCGCAGACCAGTACCCCGCCTGCATTTCCGCAGTCGCTACGGTTCAAGCAGCAACCGCCGTTAACCTTGTAGCCCAGATCGAGGCCGTTGACGTTTCGGCCGCCACACCGACGGTAAGAATCAACCTTAACGCCGGCGCAACTCCGACCGAGCCATCCGCCGTCACGGTTGTTAACTTCGTTCTAGTACTTCAAAACAGCTCGTTGCCTGTGTCATAAGGGGGGATTATGATCCTTCCTAACCGCGACAACCGAGGCAAATACCTTGCGTCTATTATGGGCGTTAAGGACTACGTGCAGAAAGACCCCGTCCAAGAACCCCTTGCGGATATCAAGGAATCTGAGTGTCTTGATTGCATGCGGCGATTTATGACCGCAGTCGCCGACAAGGATGCCCCTAAAGCCCTTGATGAATTGCGGAACCTTCTGGCCGTCCTTGAGATGGAAGAAGATGACTAACGAGGGGGCCTTAGGGCCTCCTCCTTTTTTTTATGGAGAAACCTGTGTCCACGACCTTGACTGAACTGCGGGACCGCGCCCGCCAACGCGCGGACATGGTAAATAGCGCGTTTGTGACAGATACCGAATTAACGACCTACATTAACCAAGGTTTTTTTGAGTTATACGACCTCGTGGTTGCTTCGTTTGAGGACTATTTTACGACTTCGACCACGTTTACAATAAGCTCCGGCAACACAACCAACCTGCCTGCGGGGTTTTACAAGCTGCGGGGGGTGGATTTTCAAGCGGACGCAACTACCGGCGTATACGTCCCTTTGCGCATGTATAATTTTCTAAACAGAAACACCCGAAACACGGCCCCTTACTACATGACCGGAGGCGCCGCCCGGGAATATAGAATTATGGGCGACCAACTCCTGTTTATTCCGGCAGACGGGGCGACCGGCAATTACCGGTTGTGGTATGTTCCCACGGCTTCGGAACTGGCTAACGGAACCGATACAATCCCCACTAGTTTAAGCAAGTTTGGTTGGGATGAATACATTGTGCTGTATGCCGCCGAACGCATGCTGGCCAAAGAAGAATCAGACACCTCGGACATAATTCGCCAACGGGGGGAGATTGCAGCCCGCATCGAAAAAATGGCCGCCAACCGCGATATTGAGCAAGTTGAGCATGTAACCGACACGCAAAACGGCTTTCCCTGGACCGACTATTTCTGGAGGGGGTGATGCTTAAGGCATTTAGAAAGCCCGGAACTCTGACGGATGAGGGGGCGCGACTGGCAAATAGTGTAGACGACTACACGCGCCAGCTGACTCAAAACCCCTTATTGGATGGACGGCTTATTCCGCGCGTAGTTATTACAACGTCCGCGCAAAACCTGGCCCACGGCCTTAACCGACCTTGGCGCGGCTGGATTATTACGCGCCGTAACGGAACAGCCAGCGTATACGAAAACAGCACACAAGCCGATAACACTAAATTCATTACGCTTATTGGGAGCGGCACCGTAACAGTTGACATTTACATTTTTTAGGAGGGCCCATGGCACTCGGAACCTATAATATGGACATCACGTTTACTGAGGGTCAAGACACTCGGACCGACAGCAAAAACGTAACGGTGTCCAAACCGTTGACGCTTAAGAACGTCCGGTTCGAAAGAACGGGAGCAATTACAACGCGCCCCGGCTACCAAGAATTGACCACCCAGGATTGTGAAGGGGTTGTAGTAGTTGACAACAACGCTTTGTTGTTTAATAACGGGACGATCTACCACATGGCCGGCAGCTCGGGAGTCGCCCCCGTCGGAATTGGGTACAATGCCTATGCCCGCAAGCAAGTGATCGGAGCTTCCGCCCAAGCTGGAACAGCAAGACTTCAAACTGTAGATAGCGGTAGTATCAATAACACCGTTGTGACTGCGTGGTCGGAAATCGACGCAACCGTAACAATTTCGCAAAACGCCGCGACCCATTTACGAGCACAAATTGAGGATATTCAAGACCGGTTTGGGAACAGCCAGGTAAAGGCGTCTTTAGTTCTGGCTGCTGGTACCTTTGCATCGCAAATCAACGTCAACATCGCCTCTTCGGCCTATGCCGTTGTGTGGGCTCTAGATGCCTCCCTTAACCTAATTGGCTACCTGATCAACCTGTCATCCAACACTTCCCAGGCACTAAGCCTTGGAACAATCAGTGCAGGAAGCCCCAGTAGTTTGCGCACGGCGTGGATCTCCACTAGCGGCGATACGGCCACGTTTGGACTATTTTACAGCTCGTCTACAACCGCAATTGCGGTTCGACATGCGACCGTAACGCTGTCTACAGGAGCGGTATCCTTGTCTTCGGCAACCACAGTAGATACGTTCACCTCCCTGACGGGAAGGTCGCTGGCTATTGCGGTGAGTAATGTGGCCGGTACCCGACGGCTCAACCTTATGTGGGGCACCACTGGTATTATTGAAGCGGCCTCGTATTCAGCCGACAGTGGTTTGACTTTGCAATGGGGGCCCGCGGTTATTAGCAGCACCTATGGCGCAGAGTGGGTGGGCTTGGTTCAAACGTCTTCCGCATCTCACGCCTTGACAACCATGTCCTGGAGATTTAGCCCCTCCCCCGATATTACCCACGAAGTAGGGACACTGGGGGCATCCGGCGCCTATACCCTTACCCAGCAATACATATACAGTTGCGCACCAATTGGGCGGCTGTATCTGCAAGACTCTAGGCCGATTGTGGCGTATTATACTCAAGGGCTCCCGACTCTGCAGATAGGCGAAGCGGGGCTTCTTGTCTATGACTCAACATACGGCGCAACCAAGATTGCAAGCTGGGACTCCGCAGTATTACCTAGCATTTCTGGTGGTCTGTTTCCTTACGGGACTGATCAATGGTTGGCGGCTACCACTACTTCAGTGGAGGCAGTCGCATTTACCCCGAACACTACAACGTCTGCCGGAACGCGTGCGTACATTGGGACCGGGTTTTACAGATACGCCCCCAGCTGGACGTATATAAACTTGACTAAAAGGATGCCGCAGGCGGTGCGCATAAACTCCCATACGCTCGTAGGGGCGGGAACATGGTTGACCTATGACGGGGCACGTTGCAAACCGTCCTACTACCCCAATACAATGACCTTTATGACTAATATAACCGTCGGGTCGGCAGGCGCTTTAAACGGCTCTTACCAAATTTCTGCCACTTTGGAATGGTATGACGCTAGAGGTAATCGACACACATCCGCTCCCACGACCCCCGTAGTAATATACGCAGACGGCGTGTCTAACAGTCTTTTTAGGTTTGACACCGCATTGCTTTACGCACTTAACCCCGGTTGGGTGCGTCGAGCGTCTACCGACGAGCCTAAAATTAGTTGGCACGTAACAGAAGCAAACGGGTCGATTTTTTATGGTAGCAACCTAGGCGCGACATCGTTTCGGTATTACGATTATACGACTTGGGACAACTTGTCTTTACCCGAAACTATCAACGCAGGTACAACGTCTGGCAACATCCTGTACACGGTGGGGGGAGTTCTTGAAAATGATAGTTTGCCGACCCCTAGATTTTTGACCGAATACAAGGGCCGGGCTATCGCGCTTACGGCTGGTTGGGACAACCGGGTATTCTTTAGCAAGCCCCCCGAACCAGGAGTGGCGGTTGAATGGTCTCTTGGCTTGTATTTTGATGTTCCCGCTCGTGGAGGCCTTACTCTCGGTCTTCAGCAAATGGATTCGGCGTTGTACTTGTTCAAATCAAATCAGATTTTAACAACGTACGGCGATCCTCCGGGCGCTACAGGCGAAGGAGGAAGCTTTAGCATACCGCAAGTTGTGTTTGACGGCGTGGGTGTTAAAGACCCGGAATCTATCATTTTGACGCCAAAGGGCATCATGTTTAAATCTGACAAGGGGTTTTACATGATTCTCCGAAACCAGGAACTGGCATATATCGGCGAGGGCCCGTTTAACCAAACTGCGCAAGTGTACTCAGCTACGTGCGACCTGCAGCGCCAGGAGGTCCTTTTTACGTTAGCAGACGGCATAATCTTAGTTTACAACTATTACCAAAACGCATGGAGTTACTACGACGTTCCTTGGACCCCGGTCCCCGGCGGCGGTATGTACCGAGGCAACCGGCACTTGCTTGGTGCGACTACTGCGGCGTATTATCTGCCTATTTCGGATGATTCTCCGGGCTATCAGGACGGATCGGTGACAAACATCGAAACCGTGGTCGAGACAGGCTGGGTGCGCATGAACGGTATAGCTGGCTATCAGCGAGTCAAGCGCGCATACTGCGTCGGCGACTGGTCCGACGCGTCCGCAGATCCCGCGGACCTGACAGTAGACGTGGCTATAGATTACGGGTCATCGGCGGGTCAAACCGCGACGGTAGACGTGGGCGATATGCCCGTAAGATCTGAATTTGAGATACATTTGTCCAAACAAAAATGTGAATCTATGAAATTCAAGTTTACGCAAAATCAAGGGCGGTTTGAAATTAGCGGTATGACTTTGGACCTCGGCGTTAAATCTGGTACAAACAAATCGCGCGCAGGCGCAGGAAGTTATTGAGGTAACTTATGAAAATAAAGATTGGCGGGTCCGCAGGAAAGCTGGCTGAAGACGCAAAGAAAGCGGTAAAAAAGAATCCGGGCGCGGCCGCCGGCATGGTAGTGGCGGGCCCTTTAGGGGCCGCCATTGGTGCCGTGTACGACAAATCTCAGCGAGATAAAGCTAAAGCCAAGGCAGGGCAATTAAGTCCAGCAGACGCGGCAGCGAAACTTAACGCAGAGCGAAAAGCGGAATATCAACAAGGGCGACAATTTGGACAAACTGTAGCAAGAGACTACACGCAAACGGTTAATCCCGCTATTGCGTCGGCAAAAAATGCTGCCAGCGCGTACGCCCCCGACGAAACTTTTCGCCAATACCAATTAGGTCTGGCACAGCAATTGCAAGCACAGGCGCGGGGCGAAGGCCCCAGCTTGGCTCAGATGCAGCTAGCCCAGGCAACCGACCGAAGCCTTCAGCAGGCCCTTGGGGCGGCCAGGTCGGGGCTTGGTAGCAATCCGGCATTGGCGGCCCGCACGGCGGCCCTCCAGGCGTCCGGAACTATGGGGAATGCGGCCGCGCAGTCATCTATGCTTAGGCTGCAGGAACAGCAGGACGCCCAGAGAGCCTTAGCTGGATTGTCTGAAACTGCGCGAGAGGCGGACATGACAACTGCGTCAACTCGGGCTAACCTGGGGATGGATGCTTCGCGCATTCAAGGAACGTTGTTAGGAGGGGCGGCGCAGGCTAGTGCCGGTATTGCTGGAGACGCGTTTGGCAACCGGTTTATGCGCGAAACAAACGCCCAAGCAGCGGCAGATTCTCGCGCGCGCGAACGCCGACAGCGCAACCAAAAATATGAGGACGCCGCAATTAAAATGGGCACCGACGGGCTTTCAACTGGAATGGGGGCAATGTTTTACAAGGGTGGTATGGTCCCAATGCCTAAAGGCTATGCGTGCGGCGGCAAGGTTAAAATGTCCGAAGGGGGTCAAGTACCTGCGCCTCGGGCTAAAGGCGGACTGCCAAACGACCGACAAGTTAAATTGAAAGAAGGGGATCACCCCGAAAACGATATTGTGCCTGCAATGTTGTCCCCGGGCGAAATCGTAATACCAAGAAGCAAGGCCAAAGACCCAAAGAAAGCGGCTGCGTTTGCTGCTGCCATAGCTAAGAGAACCAAAAAGGAGGCGTAATATGGCCCAGTTATTTGACCCAATGCTAGAGCCGGGCACCGTGATTGACGAGGAAACCGGCCTTCCCGTGCCTAATATGCCAGTCGTAGGGCCGACTGTTGAGGCGATTGATGCGGGATTGGAAACCGTGGCCGAGGCAACCACTAAAATCCCCCAGCCAGGGACCCCCATAATGCAAGACCCTATGGCGAGCGAGGCATTCGCTGTTGACGTGCCGCCATACGCGCCCGCAACAAGTACATCTGTAACGCCGTGGATGCCGTCATATACGCCGGACGAACAAGCCGCGGCAGACTTACCGAGTGAGGGAGAGATACCGGCTGCCCCGGTAGTTCCTGACGCCGGCGGATTAGTGACTACTGGGTACGATACCGGAATTCGGTTGCCGACGGCAGGCACATCCGAATCAATTATTAACAAAGAAATAGATTTAGGTTCGACGACCACTACGCAAAAAGTCAAGACTGCCGGGGCGCAAAAAGCGTTTGACGATATGTCGGCGGCAGAACAAGCGTTTGCGAAAGGGGCCGACGAAGAAATTTCCGGTATTAAAGGGCAGACGCAAGCAGAAACGGAAAAAGTCCAAGAAACAGCCGCAGCTATAGCAACTTATAGCGAAACAAAAGCCCGTATTGCTGAAGAGGAACGGAAATTGTTAGCGGAAGAAATGGACAAGATTGATCGCAAAATTGCCGAATTGGCCAACACGCCGCGCGAGGATTTTTGGGGATCAAGATCAGAAGGCCAAAAACTGGCTGCAGCGTTGTCTGTTGGTTTGGGCTCATACGGCCAAGCGCTGACGGGCTCAGGGCAAAACGTAGGCATGACGATTTTAAATAGTCGCATCGATCAATTTAATCGTGTACAAGATGAAAAATTTGAACGTAAGATGAAAGAAATTGATGGTATGCGGGCGTCGCTTGCAACTAAGCGAGAAATGAAAAAACTAGAGCGCGAAAATCATCTAGCAACAAAAGAAGCGGCTCTTGCTAAAATAGACCAAAAACTAGCGATACGTATGGGGGCGGCCAAAACATCGCAACAAGTCGGTCAAGCAATGCAACAATCGTCCAAGGTCCAAGCCGATTTAGCAAATACCAGGGCCCAAAGAGAATTAGAGGTAGCCGCGCAAGTATCCGACACAATTAAAAAGAAAGAAATTCAATCGTACGTTAAAAGCGGACTATATCGCGAAGACGGCAAAGATTTGACTGATTCAGATGTCAAAAATTTAGAGTACTATAATCGAGGGGCTACCGCGTTTAATGAGCTAGAAGCTCAAGGCGGGGTTGAAAGAGAAATTCAGATAGCCCAGCGTCCCGCGTATCAACAGTTTATTAAAGAGCTTCAGCTGGACCTAGAAGCGTATTCCCACGTCAACTTGCTTGGTACAAACGCCGGAAAAGTATGGACAGGAATGAATCAACTGCGTTCGTATCAAAAATTAATGGCAACAGACCCCGAAGCGGCCAAGTATTTTGATTCGTTTGAGCCTATAATAATTGCGCGGCTGCGCAAAGATACGGGAGCCGCCATTGCGCAAGGGGAATATTGGAAACAATTAAGAGAATATTTCCCTACTGCAGAAGCAACTCCTGATACTGTACGCAAACTATATAATCGCCGGTCTGAGGCCATGAAAACGCAATTTAACACCCTGGGTGTGCGCGTCAAAACGCCAAAGGAGTAACCTATGCTGCAATCAGAAGCTATTGCGGGGGCAATGGGGCTGGATCCCGTGCTTTCGGGGAAGCTCCCTAAACCGACTAAAGTTCTCGTCTCTCGGGGAGACCAGCTTGTCCGCGACATGGCGGCAGCAGCAACCGAGTTTGCTAAACTGCGCAAACCCGCACCGTTTCCTGAGACAACGGTGCCGCGCAAACGATTTCAAGAAATTGTGGACCAGTTAAATCAAGAACCGTCGTTAGAAGAGCTTGAACAGACCGCATTGGATTACGAAGACGACTTAGGATTGCTTGTAGAAACGCAGATAATAGACAATCGCTATTACTTGCAATCGCAAGTACCAACACAGGTCCCATTTGGCGCGTTTCGTATGACTTTGCTTGAGCCATCGGACAGCGACAAGGCCCGGTTTATGTGGCAGTGCAACCTAATTGACCGCCCTTTGCGGTTTGCGGAACTATTTTTAGCTGGGGCCTTGACGACAGTTGAGACTGCGCTAATGAGGACGCTCTATCCGGAGTTGTTTGATGTACTGCTTTTGTCGGTTATTGACGAGGTCATAAAGGCGGCCGAAAACAACGATATTGCAAGCTGGGAGGGCGGTTGGAAACGTCTAGCCATGTCCAACTTGCTCGGTGTCCAAGTCGATTCGTTCCAAAACGTCCTGGCTTGGCAGACCGGCTTTGAAGAAAAAACGGCAGGCCGTCCGCCAAACCCCGG